TTCCAATCATGTACTATTACTGTATTCTTGTCAACTACTTGCAATAGGTCAATAGCTCCGCAGAATCGCAACCCCTCGTGCCAGATAAACTGCTCTGGTAGGTAGCTGCCCGGCCCTAAATCCTCTACTGCGCACTTAACAATATGAGCAAAAAATGGGTTCTTGCTGAACGCTTTGTTGATTCCGTCTTTGCCTTTGATCTTGTCGCCGACTTTATGATGGCCGTAGTAAAGCTCAAGCGCTGCGTGCACTGCCGTACCGTAACCTGTAGCAATATCAGCCTTCATCTCCCAAGTCTTTTCTACATCCTCACGCTTAACGTCCTTCTCTCGTTCGTAGTAATCAAGCACTCGCTCTTTGTCTTCGTCGGTAAACTGCTTGAAGAATTTGCGAGGGAATCGGCTACCCGACATGTAGTGGGGGAGATAGATATGGCCGTTATCAACGCCGACTGTAATCTCCCGCCCGAGGATCTTTGATTTATATACGGTAGGGTTCTTCAAATTTACGCTCTGAGGGGTCTGAGAGGCCGTAGGATCGCTCGTAGTGTCTGAAATGGGCTCAGGGTCATCTTTCTCATATTTAAGGCAAATATTCATGCCTAGGTTCTTGCCCTTATCCCCGCCGGTGACTTCGCTGATCTTTATCTCAACCTCTCGGCCAGCGTCTAGGGCTTCGGCGATGTCTTTGTTCTTGTCTTTGGCAATGTACCCAACTGGATACCATTTACCTTTGATGTTTACATCCACTGCAACTGCTCGTGGATCGTATTGGTTTTCAGGCTCTCGCCTAACCCGGAGGCTTTCGTTGCCTTCCAGGTGCGCAAGAATGTCTTGGCGGTTCTCAAATGTTGTGCCAACGATCTTGCTATGGTAATTAACTTCCTTCATGTTTTCAGTATACACCCTAGCAATATATAGGTCAACCCCTAGTGTCATGTAATATTTACAACGTGCTATATTGCTAGTGAGGCCTCACTCCTCTCTCTTTCGCCCCGCTATTCTTGGCGGGGTTTTTTCTTTGCTTGACTTCTGTAATACCTCGTCGATCATTCGCGCCTCATCTGACATTTGAAAGGCCATTTTATTAGCCCCTTTAATGTATAGACCGTCTAAAGAGACAACGCGGCTTAATGCAACATATCCTTGGCCTGGCACGAACGCCTCAGCTAAATCAATCTCTGCAGCGTCTAATGTCATTCCCTGGCTCTTATGCACTGTAATAGCGTATGCGAGCCTTAGGGGTATCTGGGTGACCGCACCAAGCGTGACGCCTTCATTGCTCACTTCCCACGTATCGGGGTTTACTATAACCTCAACACCGTGGAAGTCTACAACCGGCAGCCCGTCCTCTAGTGCGATAACCTTACCAAGTGAGCCGTTATGGTATAGTCCCTCGCTATTGTTTTTAGTGGCGATAACAGGCGCGCCGACTTTTAGCTCGAGCAGTTCCGGGCTTTGTATTGATCCCTTTAACCCGTTGATGATATTAATATCACCCCTCTCGGTCATCATGTAAAAGATTGAGTCGCCCTTAAGTTCACTTAACTGGTGGGCATTTTCACTGTCTACCTTCCTATTAAGGGAATACAGCCGCGGCACTTGGCGATTAGGTTTAACCATTCTACTTTGGATATAAGCTATATGGCGCTTAAAGAGATTACCGCCGCGGACTCCCTCTAGTAGGTCACGTAGTCGATCATCTTTTTGGCGATACACCTTAGTAAGGTAACAACTCCTAATATTTAGCTCATTCCATACCTTACTGTTAGTGATAAACTTACCCTCAACTGGCGGCAACTGGTAAAAGTCTCCGCATAGGATGAGCTGTATACCACCAAATGGCCGGTTGTCATTACGAGCCCACCTCAGTACAGTATCTAGCATGTCAAATACAAAATCCGGCATCATGCTCACCTCATCTATCACGAGAGTGGCTGTAGTCTGAAACTCTTTGCGCTTTTTCTTACTAATAGTAAATTGCCAATCATCTGGCAGTTCTTTAGCTAGCCCAACCCGCGCCCAGCTATGGAGTGTCTGCCCGTTGAGGTGGGAGGCGGCCAGCCCTGTTGTAGCTGTAACCGCCGTCTTTCGCCCTAGTAATCGATTGCGCTCGATGAATTGTTTAAGCGTATGCGTCTTGCCAGCACCTCCCCGCCCACACAATATAACCGAGTTACCGTCAAGCATTATCTCTAACGCTTCTGCTTGTTCCATCGTGCATCCCAACTATTTTGGTGTGACTCTGCGAACTTCCGCTTACGAGCAAGCAGCTTGCCCACCTCTTCTGCGATAAGGTCAGTATCAATACCGTTAAGTGCCGTATACCGGTTAATGTAAACCTCTACAATGTCGGTCTCCTCTTTACGGATAGTAAACCACCTACGGCTATGACGTACGACAGATAGGCCTACTTCACCTAACCGCTCAGCCATCTCGTTGTAGTCAGGGTCTGGCTGCACCCGGTTGCGGATGGCGGTGGACACGTCGTCATTAATCACTTCCGCCACTGCAACCCTCCTTGATCTCCTCTAGCCAATATAGCTCTTTTTTTACCGCCTCAATACGCTCCTCTACCATGATCTTGAGTTGGCTGTCTGTGACCTCGCGCAACTCTATCTTGCCGTCCGGGCTAAACATATAATTAGTCCGCCCAGATACAAACCATCGATAAGTATTTAAATCAACGCCGCATGTCAGAAATTCATAGCCTATCGTTTCGTCGTCGACATAGTCAAAAACTCTAACCAGTTCGCCATCTTTTAATAGTATGCCCCTCATTCTCGCTCCTCAATTGGGGTGAGCGCATAAGGTACCACAATTTCACCAACCTTGACCGCCTGCTCCTTGCTCGCTCCGTATGTGTCAATTGAGTAAAGTGCCAAAACCTGCTCATCTATAATGGCGATATTGTTACCATTGAGATCATCGACGAGAACTTCGTCGCAATCAAACTTAACCCCGAGCCCTGCATCTTCGCAAAGCCCTACAAATAAACTAGTGTTCATATTAGTACTCCTCTATATAACTAATTTTATCGCCAAAGAAATCGTCGAGCCAGTCACGCTCACAAGCAGATATGCCATCGTTAGCCTCGCTGATGTCGTTCGTCATCTCAACTTCGAGTGTCGGCCTGCCTGTCATCATAACGGTTAATTCTCTGACATATGAGCCATTCTCATGCTTGGCAATCACCTTCTCGTACCGATCGGTCAGCGGCGTACTTGCAAACTCCGCTATAAGACTTATCAGTTTTGCCCGAGTACTTTCGCTTTTAATACTTTCAATGCTCAGCCAGGCGACATATGGAGTACGGAGCGATACGGAGGCGCATGTATCGCCCCCCTCAGACACGTAGATAGTGCGCTTTTCTCCGGAGTGGGTTAGACCTAAACGTTGTACTTCTTTCTTGAATTCACTTAGTCTCATTACATCTTCACCTGCTTAGTGATTGCACTGCGCACACCGCCTATGTAGTGTTTAGCTGCAACAGTATCGAGCCGTCGGTTGATAGCATCCACGATGGCCTCACGGTCGCTAATCTCTGCAAGCATCTGATCCTTGTAGGTTTGTAGCTCGCTCTCTGGCAGCCCGTCCACAACCTCTTGCATCTCAAACAGCGCATCTTGAACTGGCTCAGCTTCTGGTGCTTGCCAATCATGTGGCTCGACAGTGTTACCTTTGAATGTGTCACGTGGTAGTGCCAGTTGGTCTACCATCATGTCGTTACCTTGGCCAATATGCTTTTTGTACTCGCTCATACTCTCCTCCGTTTGGTGTTTACAATGTCCGCGCAAGTGATCACTTAGTGTGTCGAACTGTGCCCACTTGTCGTTTGTCGGCTCGCCTAGTCGGTTACGGTTCATCTATTTTTCTCCTCTTCATCTATCTTATCTTTTATTCTGTTTTTTACTATCTCAACCACGATCATCATAAACTGCGTAATACCCGGAGAGATAGACACCTGTAGCAGGTTCGCGTATTCCCCTATTTCGTCTTTCGTCAGCACTATACCGTCTACAATCTCATGAGCCCTATACTTAGTCAGCAACATTTGTGCTACCTCATCCATTAATCATACTATCTGCCAACTCATGTATCTTGCCCGTTGGGCGATACACTTTGCAGTAAGGTTTCTGTTCACTCATACATCGCCACCTTTGTTGCTAGGATACCCATACGCTCACGTGGTGTTAACCCGCCTCTCATACCGTACTCTACATCACCGGTCATCAGCGCATCAGCTAAGCACTCACCCCTTACTGGGCACTCCGCACAGATCTTACGCGCATCGTTATAGTTGTTGTACCCGTTGTATTCATCAGCGTACGCTTTGTTCGCGGGGAAGAAAGCTTCCGGGTCTGTCTGGGCACATAATGCAGATCCTCGCCAGTTATTCTCCATTTTGATACTCCTGCATTAATTCTGATAGCTTAATAAGTATGTCTTGGATATTCTGCCCGCTGTTCACGAGGCTGTTGACCATGTTTATTGTCTTCTCATCTAATGTATTCATTGCTATAGATCCTCCTCGGGGCAAATCATGTCGTCCGCAACAGGATACAACACATCATGCCCAAACCTTGTGTCTTCTGATAGTATCATCTCCCACTTGCTAACTACGCGCTGTCGCCGCTGTTTCAATAGCCGCATTATCTCCTCGGCCTTCATACCGCTACTAGTTGACTTGTCCAGTATATCTAAAATTTGTTGTTTCATTTAATTTTCTCCATTCTCAATTAAGCGAGTTGCGCATATTATGATTAGCAAACACGACACGACAGTCATGGTCGCTGTGACCATCTCATTACCGCCCATAAGTGACGTGACCCACTTGTTAAAGTTATATATAAACATAATAAGAAACCAGGAGATAGCCGGTAAGATTAGCGCCAAAGCAATACTTAATATAATTGTCGCTATTTTACTCATCCTCACCCACCTCCTCTACGATGCACCCATTCTCGAACGTCTCATTAATAACTCCCTCTATAAAGGGAATGTCTACACTGTCGAATAATGCAGCATCTTTGGTGACATTTGTTAATGTCAGGTCTTCGCTATATATGTCAAAACTGCTTACCCAGTATTGAATGCCCGGAGTGTTTAGCCTCACTGTATATGTTTTAGTCATCTAACTCCCTCGTCCAATCTATCTCAACACCAAGTACGCGCTCTATATACTTCTCTAGATCCATCATCTCCTCTGAGTCAAATCCGCCAGCTGCGTGCATGTCGGTGCTTAGTTCTAGCGATTCAGTGTAGCGATCAAACTCTTTGACATATAAAGTGACCTGCGCTGGACGCACCGATATTTTATACATCTTTAATCGTCCCGTCTCGACCGCTAAATGCAGTTAAACAATCTTTTTCTTTGCGATCACCAAATGCGCGCAATTCTTTTAGTGCCTCATTAATGTGGAAGTTAACAGCTTGCATTGCATCTGAGTCATAGTTAACCCGATAAATAGCAGCTGCCGCATCCATTAATAGATCAGCTACCTCTTTAAGGTTCGGCGCTTCCTTGCCGCCGCTGTTTTCTAGTTTATACATATCTATCATTATTAATCTCCTCTCTATTAAGTTAATAATTGCCGAGTTGTTAAGCTGCTATAGCCTTCGTTCTATCTACTAATCATTATACTCCAAGTAACGGATAAATACAAGCCTTTTAATGGGAGAAATTAAAGAAACCCGCCGACTCTTTAGTTGATAGAATCCGCGGGCTTGTTAGTAATCTATTTATTAGTTTATTAATACTTAGTTACCTTAATGATTATTAGAATAACATTAAGTGTTATAACCTTTGGATCACTCGCCGTTCTCCAAAGGGCTACAACAACTAATGGTATCTCCTACGCGTCAATACCATTACTTGTCTTCGCCGCTGTTGCTCAAGAACAAGTTACAGTTCATTCGTCGGCCACTCTGTGTCCTTACTCATCCACTTACTTGTCTTTCGCTGCGCTTTTCTCTGCGTCGCCTCTCTCCCTTACGTTCGGCTCCTTGTTCAAAGCTGGTCGCTTACTCCGTAAGCTCCTATATGTATCTGTTTATACTCTTCTCAGACCCCCCCGGATCCTCAAAAATTAAAATTTGACACCTATTTTCGGTAAATTCGTCTCTCTACCCCTGTTATTTATGAATAAAGATTTTTTATTTTCATATACTATACCATATTTTTTTGAGCCTATTTTATAGTACAAAACACGTACAAAACCTTAAGGAAATAGTTTAGTAGCTAAACTAAGTTTGAAATTAGTGTTAAATTATGGTATAATATTTATATAACAAAATGCATACAAAATCAAAAAAAGAGCCAGCTACTGCTGACTCTTTATGATTCTCAGATGCGCCCTAGCCATAAACTTGGCGGCATCCTTGACTGGCTTATGCGCCTTCTCGTCGTAGATATAGACCCACCTATCGAGCTTCTCGCGCTGTTCTCGTGATATCCCAGCTTTATACTTAACGCCGTTGATCTCGATAATGTCCCAGAAAAGAATTGGCTGCTTCTTTACTTTGCGCGCTTTGCCTCGCACTCGTACCACGTTACGCCATCCTTTGAGTAGTTCTCGCATTTATCTTGCTTATACTCAGCAACACCTTGCGCCTTAACCGAGTTAATAAAGCCTTGATACTTAAGTGTACCGACAACACCGAGGACTACTAGCAGAACCCCGGCGAGCCCTGCGGCTACCATTTTAGCTGTATTTTTGTTAACTGTTACTTTCTTACTCATCACATCCCTTTCTATTTTATCGTTATTACCCCTTCAGAGGCTCTGTAGTCGTTTTTAATGTTAAATAGGTATAATTACCCATCTTTAGTTTTTATTCTCACCTAGAGGCTCTAAACCGCTTTCGCTTATCTCGTTAATCCAGATGAACCCTACGCCCATATCATGGCTGTAGTAGAATCGCTGAGTGTTATCAAGCTTAACCTTAACGGTCTTGCCCCATTTAACCGGGCCAGGTGTCTCTACTCGCTTCATTGGGTGCAGCGCGTGGATGCTTTTAGACACCTCACGCCAGTGGTTGTACTTCTCCTCTAGGGCGATTGTCATATCAGGATCGTAAATATCCCGGTCTACCTCGCGCTCAATCTCGTCTAGATAGGCCATTAATTCGCTATCTGTCATTCCTCATTCTCCTTTTTTTCTGCCAGTAAAGACTTGCCCAGTACTGGCGATTATTTGATTTAACAGTAGGCTTAAGTTTCTTAGCCTTATCAGTAATTGCCTCCACATAGCCCGGGAGCTTTCTATCCTCCTCGGAGACGATAAAGCTAACTACCTTTTGCCCGTCGACCTCTAACACCCTTGGTGGAGATACTAGATTTTCTAACCCAGCAATCTCTCCGAATAGTGTTAGTTGCCCATCAGCTAGCTTGGCCAGGTTTCTTAAGAGTCATCGGCATGACTATGTAGATGCCGCGCTCACTTTTAAATACCATTGGTTTTGTCTCCCCATAAAGGTTGATGGTTAGGCTATCCTCGCCGTTAAGGTCTTGTATCACCTTAAAGAAATCAGCGTTAAACCTCATTTTTACTTGCCCCACTGGCTCACCCTCCAAGTAAGGGGTAATGAGCGACATATAATCGGGGAACTTAGTGGTGACATTTCGCCCATTGTCCATAATCTCAGCCGCTTCATTGGCTCCGAATAGGTCAGACACCCTACTTGTCATCGCTTTATAAGAGGCCTCTAAGTCAATCCGCGCAATTTGACGACCAACCCACTCATCTAAGCCATCAACAAACACTGCGGCGAGCATCACTCCATTAGTGCCCACTAAACAGGTCTTGCCCTTAATCCTATCTACTAAGATATTGGTAAGTGCCGGGCGGTCTTTGCCCTTATATACAACCTTTAAAAACGCTCCTAATTGTTTTTTGTTCACTAAAATACCTCCATTACTAGTAAAATAACCATTACTGTCGCCCAAGTAATCATTGCGTAGGCGAGAAAGTGCCAAAAGATTACCCCGGCTAATGCTAATGCTCCACCAATTATCGGCACTTTGTACAGCATTTCAAGTGTCCAGTTAACAAAATCAGCGAAGTCTTCAATAAATTTAGGTGATCCGCTATAAGGCAACATGTTAATCCTCACACCCATACTGCTTGCACCAGCCGTTATCTGTATATTCGCTAGTCTGCATCATTTGCTCTTTAGTATCGTTATGATAGTGTACATCTAGCCGCGCCCGTTGAATAGCCCGCTCATCCTGTATGCGCTGTGGTGGGTTGTCCATCGCCGCACCTTTAACTGCTAAGCTTGCTATCTGAACCGCTACTGCGATAACTACAATCCACAAGACTCCCCGTAATACAGCCTTTACTTTGCCCATTTTCTGTCTCCTCTATAGTTCTACTTTGTTGATCTCGCAAACAAGTGCGATGTACTCACTGACGGTTAGCTTTTTCATCTTCGTAATTCTCCTTAAGTTCTTTCATCTGCTCATCTACAAAGTCCATGATGTCGCTCAGCTCCATCTCCTCGAGTAGCGCGTGGATGCCAAACTCAGCTACCACCTGGGCTGGATCAACCCCGCTAAGCACTACTGATTGATCTTGAGTGTCAACCTCCACCTTATCGGCGTAGATCTGGATAAAGTTAAATTTGTTCATCTTATTTCTCCTATTACTTTTAATTTGCAAGTGACTTGTATTAGATAACTGAGTAATCGCGCCTCTCCATGTCGCGGAGAACCTTTCGGCGCTCCCACCAGATGTTAAATGCTTCAATTAGGTTATTCTTAATGTTATTCATGATAATTATTCCTTTCGTTTAATCATTTAATGCTCGAGTTGTTAAGGTTTCGTTTCGTTTCGGCGGCTGCCGTTCGTTTAACTGTCCTCAGTATAGCGCAAATATTTTGAATGTCAACAACTTTTTGAAAGATTTTTAGACTTTTTTTATTTGAACTATAAAGAATTACTTTAGGGTTGCATCTATATTTCAGGTGCGATATACTGATAGTAAGAGTTATATGTAGTCTCTTTAATAAAACTACATCGTACCTTTTACAATTCATAGCGTTGGTTATACGTAAAACCACGGTCTTTATTCACCCCGTATGAGAATCGGCGGGGACATTGGCTGCCTTATAAGAGCCAAACACCTTGTTAGGTTAATAGGATAATCTCTCATAAGGAATAACGGCAACAGATTTGAAAAGACCCATTATAAGTAACCTGAGGCGAAGGGGCAACGTGCATTCCACATTCTCACGACCCCGTACTAACGGTGCACCACCTAAGTAGGAGTGTATAAGTCCAGGTGAAAATGATCCCCGGCGCGGCAAACCCTTTTAACGCTTACAGGCCCAGCTCCTCATAAGCCTCTTTAATAAAACCGCTAAGGTCATGTGACTCCCACCACCGGCTCAATGTGCCAAATGCTTCATTTTCTTTAGTATCTACTATATCAATAAGCTTCTCAGTAACCTTATAAATCTCACTCTCAGTGTCCTCTAAGCCGGCCAGTACCTTAGTCCAGCCGATCTTTTCAGCTCGCCGGGCCAGATAAGGCTTAACAATCTCGCGGTGGTTCGACACCCAAAAGCCGCGGGTATCTTTTGTGGCTTCAATTGTCTGCTCAAATGAGTATACTTGCTTAGTCATTGCTATATCTCCTTTATTTGCTTAACTGCCCTTAGTCTAACAAACAAATATACCCAAGTCAACACCTAAAATACATAAAATCATTACTACGTGCACAATGCTTGCATAGTGCAACCAATAACACCCGTAAATAGCTTCAACCTCATATATGCGGACAAACCCAAAACCGCGGCGAATCCTCTTAATGCGACATAAATGCTTATAATTATATATAAACGCTCATATTTACCGCAAAAAGCCAAGTATAATGCACCACAAGCCCATAGTATTGCAGTACACAACGCGCGCGGGCCTCCCTTTTAATGCTTCCTTAATTGGAATTTTTTACTACTTATACAGATAATATAGAAGGAATACATATAAGGAAATAAGGAATAGCCTTGCACTATGCTTAATATTGCACAAAAACAAGTAAAACTAATGTATAATACGCCATTTTACTGCTAAATTGGGTGTTTTCGCACAGTTTTAGGCTTGTACCACGCCATAATTGCCGCTGCAGACCCGTTCACACCCCAATATTCAGTATCAAAATAGCTCCACAACCACACAACATTCTCAAGATATATACAAATATGCCCCAAAAATCACCACCAATATACCATATATGATATATTTTCACCCACTTCACAGACAAAATGCAACGAAAATGCCGGGGAAATGAAAATCACCCCTCATTTTATATATCATATTTGATATAATCATCTCATATTATGTTCGCTACGCTCAACGCATACGCTTCGCCGCGCTCGCATAAGCTATATATTCACCCAAAATCGCCCATTATTCCTTATATATAATGTATCTATAACCCCAAACCCGGCGCGCGTTCCCTTTTAGTGCCCATTGCAACAATACATATATATTATATAAAATATCCCACCATTATATTTTGCGAAGTAACACCAAATAAGCCTAGCACCACTAGAATCAACGGGACTACCCAACACGGATAAAACAACCTTGAATGGCATAATGCCCACTACGCACCCTCTCAGCGGGAACTGCGCATACCCACAACAAACCGCGGCGCTTCTCCCTTACAGGCCCCATTATTTTACGAAGTAAAGCAAATAGCCCATTTTGATACAAAACTACTATATATAAATACAAACCAATACACGCCATCCTACGCGTTATCTACCCAGCTAACAGATACCACTACTATATATATAAGGGCGAGAAAGGGGGCTCATACTTCGTGAAATGGGTATTGTGCGAAGTTAAAACAGCCAACAATTGGCCATATATTTTGCGAGCCATATACACCACACACACACCATATGTCAAGCGTTGATGAATGATTTATTTTTTGTGGGTAATTATTTTGTTGGGGTGAGTGAGTGTAGGATAGCTGGTAGGTGGGGTGCCGGAGGCCACTCCCATCAACATTACATACGCTACTACGGGTGAATGAATGATGCTCATCCTCAAAATATACAACCAATATTTTTCAAAGGTATATACCCGCCTATTATTATCAATATCCAACCCAAAAACTAAAAGTATATACTCAGCTAGAAAGGAGGCCTATATGGCAGAGACACAAAGTGGCGCGTCGCGTAGCGCAGATGAAAAAAGACCCAAGGAATATTGGAGAGAAAGAAAGTTAGCCCAACGCGAGGGGAAGACTACACGTATGAAGAACAAAGATGGTGTAGGCATCCGTAAACGTAATAAGGGCAAGGTTGCTAGTCAATGGACGCAAACCGAACAACAAGAGCAATGGCTCAACTACTATATGGATCCTAAGTCGCCGAGTTATGCAAACGCTTATGCAAGTGCTATACGTGCCGGTTACTCTAGGTGGGCAGCCACTAAGATGGAGACTAAGGATTGCCAAAAGTGGGTCGCCGAGGCTAAGAATATGATGCGCCTTACTCCTGAACACCTTAAACAGCAGCTACAGATGATTGTTGTAAATGATATAAGTAAAGATGCCGATAAGATCAATGCTATTAAGCTATTGGGCAAGGAACATAATATGTTTGTCGATAAACAGGTTACGGCCCATATAGGTATTGAGGAAGCATTAAAGGAGTTAGATAACTTATGACACCTCAAAAGAAGCCGGCGAATCGTAAGCTTATTTATATTTGGGATGAGAACCTAGCTTACTTTAATAGTTTGCCTAATAAGTCAGCAGCGATTAATCTATTACTTAAAAGGGCTCGCGCCGATGGATGATATTAAATTAACAAAGGGACAGAGGTTGGCGCAAGCCAAGCGCGTTGAGGTGGTGTAATGGAAGATATAAAATTAACTACCTCACAGCTGCAAAAGATAAAGCTCATTAAACAGGACTTCTACAAGTTCGCTAAGATGAATCTGTATATTAAGGATAAGTTCGCCAATATCGTACCATTTGTCCCCAATGAGCCTCAGCGGGCTTTGATTGATTATGTGTTGCTTTGCATCAGTGAGAAACATCCTGTAAAGGTTATCATCTTAAAGGCTCGCCAGATGGGCTTTAGTACGGCCGTAGAGGCTCTTTGTTATTGGTGGACATCTACGAACTTTAACATTAATAGTGTTATTATCGGTAATGATGAGAAGTCCTCACTTAACCTTTATAGGATGTTCCGTCGTTATTTTGACAACACCAATATCCTGTTTAAACCGAGTGTTCGTTACAACACTAAAAGTGACCTAACATTTGAGAAGTTCGATGAGTCAGGTAAACAGATTGGCCTAGGATCGGCTATCAAGATTGAGACAGCCAAGAACAAGTCCGCGGGACGTTCTGACACCGTCAACTTTCTGCACGCGAGTGAGTTGGGCGCTTGGGAGAATGGAGAAGACTTGGTTGCCTCTCTTATGCAGACCGTTCCAGATGCCGAGGTGATGGAGAAGCCATCAATGGTGTTTCTGGAGTCTACAGCGGAAGGCCGAGGCAACTACTTCCATAAAGAATACGTCGCGGCGGTCAATAAGAAGAATAACTACCAGCCTCTATTCGCCCCATGGTGGATACTTGACACTTACGAGCGCGATGCTACGTTTGAGGATTTGGGCCAACTAAACGATTATGAGAAGTTCCTAGTTGAGCTGATGCGTAAAGGGCATGAAACCCTTGGTCATAAGTTTCCCATTAGTGAGGAATCGATCCCGAGAAAGCTTGCCTATTACAGGAGAAAGGCAAAAGACTTTGCAGCAACTCCTGAGCGTCTACCTCAAGAATACCCCTCGACGTGGGAGGAAAGCTTCATCGCAAGTGGTAAGAACGTATTCAATCCATTAGCCTTACAGGAGATGGAGAAGGATGCAACACCATTAGAGGATGTAAACTATTACAAGATTACCCCATTAGAGGATCGCCCTTATGAGGAATTTGAACTAGAACAAATACCATTTGAAGAAAACGAAACGCCTGATGACTTTACCTACAAAGCACCACTTAAGATTTGGGAGAAGCCAAAGCCCTATAAGGAGTACGTTATTGGTGCTGACGTTGCAGAAGGTCTCAAGGGCGGTGACTTTAGCGTTGCTACTGTTGTAGACGTCTCAACAATGGAGGTTGTAGCGAGATGGAGAGGACATTGCGATCCCGACAAATTCGGCGAGATCTTGGGCGCTCTTGGTACGTATTACAATTATGCCCTTATAGGTGTAGAGGTAAACAACCACGGCCTTACTACAGTACAAAAGCTCCGCGATACCTTCTATACAAACCTCTACAAGCGAGATAGGGGTTATGACGAGGAATGGGAGACTCCTACTGTTAACCTCGGCTGGAAGACTGATATGCGCACTAAACGCTTAATGGTTGATGACCTCATCAAGCTAGTACGCGAACGCGTGATTAAAGATAAGGATATTGTATTCATTAATGAGGCATTCAGCTACGTGCGTGATGAGCGTGGTAGAATGAACGCAGAGGAAGGCTCTCATGACGACGTGGTGATGAGTACAGCTATTGCTTACCAGCTATTCCCTTGGGGTGATAACGATATATCAAACTTAAAGGTAATTTCTACCGCAAAGATGCATAAAATAACCAATGGATGATAAAACACTACAAGAGGTGACCAAGCGCTTTAAAAAGGCGCGACAGTATACCGAATCCCACTATAAGAAGACTTGGGCGAATGCGTTTAAGTCTTATAACGGCATTAGAACAATACGAGGCTACGCAGGACAGGCCGATGAGTTTGTTCCTGAAACCTTCTCAATCGTAGAAGCCCTCGTGTCCTCATACGTTAAAACAAAGCCGCGGTTTAAGTATTGGCCGCTACATGAAGAGCAAGAACAAAGCGTTGAGGCTCTTAATGGTCTAGTCAACTATTACTGGTCTATCAACAACATGACTGATAAGATGATTAGCTGGATTAAGGATATGGCCCTATACGGTACAGGTGTTTTGGCCTTTAGTTGGCTAAAAGACCGCCCGCTTATCCAGAACATCCCATTAAATGACTTTTTCGTTGACCCAGCGGCGCGCCATATCAACAACCCAGAAGAACCTGGCTATCCCCGATATGCAGGATATCGCTATCTTACAAGTCTTGAACAGCTCAAATCTCAGATGGAGGTGGACATTGAGACCGGCAAGGTAGAGAACAAGTATAAAAACCTTGATAAGGTGGTCTCTGGAACTGACAGCGAGGAGATGGACAAAGACATCAAGGAGATGTTGATTGGCTCAACCTACGGGAAAGACGCCATCAGCGAGCAAGTAGAGGTTATCGACTACTGGACTGAAAAGAAACACGTGATGGTAGCTAACCGCAGCGTTGTTATCTTAGAGGAGGATAATCCCTACGCCCGAAAAGAGTCAACAAAAGAGCTGCCGATGGACTTAGACGGCGAGATTATCCCAATGAAGGTGAAAATCCCCGCCATTAAAGGCTTTCTACCTTTTGCAGTAGCCCGCAACTACGTTGATACGAGCCTATTCTACGGTAAGGGTATTGCTGAGGTTATTCTCAAGACCCAGGAGCTTCTCAACGATACAGCGAGCCAGAAACGGGATAATATTGCTTACGTGTTGAACAATATGTGGCAAATCGAGCCTCGCTATCAACACTTAGCTGAGCGTATCCAGTCCGCACCAGGTGCTATTTTCCCGATTCCTAAGGGTGCACTTACCCCGATTGAGAAGAACGACATTAGCCCGGCCGCCGATGCCGAGATTAGCCGTCTTACTCAGCAAATGCGTACTGCAGTAGCCGCGGATGCAGCCGTCCAGGGCATTAGTCAACGCTATAGTCGTACTACCGCCACTGAGATTTCTAACCAGATGGAGCAATCAGACGCTCGTACGAACGTTAAGATGCAGTCGCTCGAGGACGGTGGTCTCTCTCAGGTGGGATCAATCCTGTTTAAGATGATTCAGCTATTTGTTAAAGAGGATACTCCAGTGCGGATGACTGACCATAATCAGATTACTTGGCAGGTGTATAGCCCAGATGTCTACTTTGGTGAATACCAGCCAAAGGTTGTACTTGAAAGCACTGCAGACGCCGAGATTGCGATGCTCAGCCAGGCAATGCAGACAGCTGCCCAGTTCAGCCTCCAGAATCCTCTCGTTAACCAGGAAGCGTTCCTACGCAACATGTACAAGACTCTCTTTAGTAAGTACATGACCGAGGATGACATTAACGAAATGTTAACTGTGCCTCAGCCAATGATGGGCCCCGATGGTCAACCAGTCGATCCGTCACTCGTACAAAGCGGCGCATCCCTTGCCCCGGGCGCTGAAGAGTATCTACTCGGAGCAGGCGCAGCCCAAGGCGGAGGTGATTCATTCAATAAGCGAGCCCAAACCGGCAACCAAGGCGGCGGCGGAGCTAATAGTAACGATAACAACATTAGACGAGTACGGAGCGAACAGGCATCCACTCGATTGAGGTAGTAAATGGAAGAGAGTAACAAATGGGAGAAGATCGCTCACCAATGGGAGCAATTCTCCAAGACAGAAGCCTATAAAGAGTTGATGAGCTACATCGATCTACAAAAGGACGTAAACTCTACATTAGCTGCTGGGCCTATTGAGATATACAAGGAAGTGCCAACCGTTGACGGAAAGACGACGCAACAACTTGAGTTTGAGCCCGAGAAGCTGGCGTATCTTTTACAACGCAATGTAGGCCTTGATACAATCCGCCTTTACATTGAGGGCTTCAGTATCAAGTAATTTCTACAACAATGTAATATTTACAGCGTAGGAGGGTTTCGCCCCTGTCCCTCCTACACTCCCCTTAAAGGGGGCGAGATTGAAGACAAACTAATAGGAGTACACTAGAATGGAAGATTCCCTTACCGGAACTAACGATGCTAGCCTCAATCAAGAGCCTACTAGCGTTAACGAGCCGGCGGATATCTCTAGCGATACTACCTCTCAAGCTCCAGTAGAGCAAGATGTAGTAGCTGAGCCCGCCCAAGAAAGCGAGCCAGCAGATAACGGGCTGAGTAAATTCGCGAAGGCGCAAGGCTTTGACCTTGATAACGCTAGCGAGGATACGAAACGAGCCCTTAAAATTGCTCTGGACAATCAGCGCTCATTCCGTAGCGCAAAACAATTAGCAGATACCAGCGAACCTACTGACGACTTGCGCGCAGAGGTTGCTAACTTGAAGTACGAGCGACAAGTTGAGCGATTCTTTGGCGAACAAGGCCGTGACCGCAATCTCGAAGCGGTAATGTACGACATCGTAAAGGATAAGGCTGCTAAATACGGCGTAGAATATGCAAATAACCTACGACACGACCTCGGCACTCTGTATGATTTAGCCGTGCTTAAGTCGAGCAAGAACACCTCGAATGTAGATCCGGAGCAAATCCGCCGAGAGGAAAGGGAGTCTATCAATCAACAACTCCAGCAGGGCACTCAAGCCCATGCTACTGATCAAACCCCTACGGTAACAACTATCCAGGATGTTATGGCCAAGTACGAAATTGGCTCACCTGAATACATTGCCGCAATAGACAAACTAACAAACTAAAAGGAAAAATTAAATGCCTAACTATGTTACGCCTACTAAGGGCGCTATGTCGGCCAGCGATACGGCCGGTACGCATAACCTGGTGCCTCAAATCTGGGCTCCAGAAGTAGAAAAGAACCGCACCGATAACCTCGTGCTCTGGAACTTCATCGACCACTCGAACCTTGATCCAGGCACACAGCAAGGTGATGTCGTGCACGTTCCGTTCATGAGCGAGATCGCTGATGACTTTACCAACAACGCTTCGGTTACTGCCGCTTCTGCAATTGAGGCCGTTCAGACAACCCTTATCGATGTCTTTATCGATCGCTACCTCCGCAAAGCAGTTGGTGTTCAGGATGTCGCCAAAGCTCAAAGCAAGTACGAATTCCGCTCCCTGTATGTTGAGCGCCTCGGCCGCTGGCTTGCTAAGGGTATGGACACTGAAGTATTGAATAAGATCCGCGCATCTGGTAGCGGTATTAAGAAGGTTCAAACTGCGGCCGCTGGTGTGTTGGCTTACGCTGACATTGTGAAGGCTCTCGGTGAGCTTGACGCTGCAAATGTGCCTGAGGACGACCGTGCATTGTTCGTTAACGGCAAGACTCGTGCGCTCCTCCGCTTGATCCCTGAGTTTACTGCTTACGCAAGCGTTGGTGAGAGCGGCATTGTCAAGACAAAGAATGGTCTTGTTGGCCACATCTTCAACATGCCTGTTTATGTCACTAACGTCATCGATCAAGTTGGTGGCAAGGATGTTGTATACATCATGCACAAGAGCGCCCTCAAGGGCTTGGCTCAGATGACCAAGACTGAAGACGGCCGCGACAAGCTGGCTGGCACCGACTACGTTGTTGGCTCAAGCCTCTTCGGTTGTGCAGTTGCTCGCAAAGACCACATTGTTGAAATTACTGTTAAATAGTTAATCTCAGCATTAAAGCCTCCTCCCAAGCGGAGGGGGCTTATTTTAAAATAAGGAGATATAGTGATAAAAGATAGCGTTATAGACAATCTAGAAAATCTTGGTTTTCGAATTGACTTCACTCTTGAGTGCGCTCGGTTTTACGACGGATGCGGCCACCTATGCGGCGAAGTGTTTGTTAGTCATCCAACCGACTCGTGGATCGGGGGAAAGGTGCTCCAGGTGTATTGGTCTGCAGGGGCTAGCAGCGAGCTGGATTCGATGCTTGAATTAATCGCGCACGGCTCTGGAAAGGGATACATGCCAGGCCTGTTTATCCTCAAGACCGACGCCGGCTTTATTAAGCGCGGTAAATCTCTGGGGTTTACACAGTCCGACCCAACGCTATTCACTAAAAGCCAACTAGACAGAGTGCGTCTCCGCGTGGCCGCACTTAATCCCGTAACTTATAAGGTAAATTAACAATGACAAAATGGGTAAACAATAGTGCATGGAACGCGCTGTTAGCAAAAATAAATACTGCAAACAAGGTGTTAATCCTTCCGTCCTATACGAACGACTACAACACCGCTAATAGCCAAAAGTTGGGCGAAGGATCTTACTCTACGTCATCGCAAACATTCCCGACGGCTGGCGAGCGAGTAGTAACCCTTAACCCGGCAAATAATCTTAGTATTACAAAGAGCGGTACGGCTACACATGTTGCATACGTTAACGGCACTGAGATGCTATTTGTAACCGACATCGCAGGGCAGGCAGTAACCCAAGGCGGTACAGCCAACCTTACTGGTGTTCAACTGAAGGCAGAGGATATATAACATGCCGGCCATAGACAAAAAAGAATCTCTGCGCAAGCTGGCCGACATCGCAGAAGATATGGGTTTTCGCGTCTGGTTCGACTTCAAGCAGTGCCACATCCACGAGATGTACGGCAAAGAGATTGCATGGTTCGACCTAGACGATCAGAATAGATTCTGGATCGACGGTGCATTTCTAGTGGCGTCTAGAGGCAGATACTTCCGCGAGATATGCAACATCCTAGGGACGTTCGTGCAGGAGCCTGGCAGGCAAACACGCGGGACTCTCTACGCGGTATCGAATAGTGTCGGCCCATGGGGGCGCATCAAGGAGCTACCCGACGCCTCCGGTGTCGAATGGCTTAATAGTGACAGTATGCGATCGCTATATACACTAAAGGGCGCAAAAAGAATCACTAGGCGGTACGACCTGGGCGACGCAAAGATTGTTCCGGTGTTCGATAACGATTACGAAGGCGCGGGCGCTTATGCAGATGACTTGACAAAAACGGGTGGAGAGAATGCCCCGCGGGTACCCAGTGACAACGACGATAGCTCCGGGCAAAATAACCAGAACAGCCCAGGCGGAAACAATAACAATTTCTTTAGAATGAACTTCTAGGGGGTTATATGGCAAATAATATGACAATAGGCCTCCTGGCTGCAGCTATAACAGATGAGGTCAACACTATAGATATAGAGACGGCCTATGGCCCATATTTTCCAAGTGCACCATTCTATGTAACAGTGTCCCCAATTGATGAACCGCCTACGGCTTTAAACTCCGAGATAATGGCGGTCAGGGCGCGTAATGGCAAGACACTCACAGTAACCCGAGGACAGCGCGGAATAGTAGCAAAAGCGCATAAAAAAGGTTCGTTGGTATACCGTGGCGTCTACTACGAAAACCTGCTACATGTTGGGGATATAGTGATGACACTGAACACAAACCCGCAACCGGGGAGGCTATTACTCAACGGGCAGGGTGGCTATAGTAAATGGGATTATCCACTACTATATGATCATATCTCCAATAACCCTCGATACGGAACTATCACTGGAGATACGTTCAGTCTATCTAATTTTAGCGGTAAGTTTCCACTTATTGCAGGAGGTTTTGACAGTATGGGTTCAGAGGGTGGAAGCGATACTATTCGCCTATCCCCCCAAAACTACCAGACCAACACATGGATGAGCGACGTCATCTCACCGTCTGGACCTGTTCACAAAGCGGTGAACGGCGGCGGCGCATTTGGCTTCCATGTTCATGCAACAACAAACTCCGCTAACGACTCGTCAAAGAATGTGCCATTGGAGTGGCGGCCGAGCTATATCGCAATGAACTTTGAAATTGTAGCGGGGTAAACAATGTTACTGTCTATACCCCAAAAAGATTTGCCGAGCGAGGTTGTAAAAGATTTCTGGGCAGATACAGAC